GTGTTGATTCCTGGGTTTTTCGTTTACTTCAGGAGGATCTTGTACATGATATTGCGCATTTTGTTACGTTTACTTATGATACTAGGCACGTGCCTATTTCTTCAAATGGGTTTATGACCCTCGACCGCTCTGAGTTTCCTAGGTTTATGAAACGTTTACGTAAGTCTTTACCTGGTAAAACTTTGAAGTACTACTATTGTGGTGAATATGGTGAGGGGCGTCGTCGGCCCCACTACCATGCAATTATTTTTGGTGTTTCTGATCAACAAAAATTTGTTGATGCTTGGACACTTAATGGTGTTCAGATGGGAAATGTATTTATTGGGAAGGTGTCTGGCGATTCTATCGCCTACACTATGAAGTATATAGATAAGGCAAACTTTCAAAAATTACATTCCCGCGATGACCGTGTACCTGAATTTGCTATGATGTCAAAAGGTATGGGTAAAAACTATATTACTCCTGCTATTGTTGATTATCACAAAGCTGACCTGTCTCGTCTTTATGTTACCCGCCCTGGTGGTTCTCGTATTGCAATGCCTCGTTATTATCGTCAAAAGATATATTCTGATTCTGACCTAAAACAACAGGTAGTTGTCATAGCTGAAGCTATGGATAAACAACTCGACGCCCAACGTCGTAAATTTGATTTGCTTTATGGTAATAATCCTAATTATTCTTTTGACCAATGGCTCGAATCTCAACGGCTTGGCCGTTATCACAATTTTTACAAAAAACTTAAATCTCGTAAATTATGAGTGCTGAAAAATTCATTGCTACTCCTTCTAACTATGGTACTGTTATTGGTTGGGAAGATTATGAGCAAACTATTCCAATTCTTGCAAAGCGTTCTAATCCCGAAAGGTCTGGCCGCTTTCCTTCTGTTGCTGTCCCAGACATGGCAATTCCTCTTGGTGATTTACTTAAGAGATATCGTCGTGGTTCTGATGTGGCTATTTATGAAGGTGCTTTCAATGGCCCTGGTGATATTATTCCGGACGGATTTGAACGTATGGATGAAATGGACAGGATTGAATTGCTTCGTGACGTTGCATCTAAAGTAAGCGAAGGTCGTTCTATTCTTCAAAAGCGTAATGCTGAAAAGAATGCTGCTGCCCAAAAGGCTGCTTTTGATGATGCCGTTCGTAAGGCTGCTGCTGCTTCTGCTGTTGATAAGGATGCTCCATCCGTTTAACTTGATTTGCTCTTTTTTCATGGCGGATGTACGATCATGAAAAAAGGCTTGTGGGCTCTTGGTTTCTTCGGATACCAAGAGCCTTTTTTTGTGTCGTACAACGCAACCCGCTGTAGGCGACCGTCGGTAGACAAACCTACGTGCGCTCGCGCACTGCCATAACTCCTCTCGATGGTATTATGGCTAATTGACACTGCGTAGCGTGTCAATATGTTAAAATTTTAGAAAACACTTGCAAACGTGAAATAAGTGAGCGTAACTTCGTGGAGCGAACGCGTAAACTCTCCGCATTCGTTTCTCTAAATTTTTTAACTTTTAACTTGTTTAACTATGAAATTTCGTCGTAAATTTTCTTCTCGTCGGCGTTCTCGCCGTTCTCGTGGCTCTCGCCACTACCGTTCCTCTACCGTTCGCGTCACTCGCGGTGGTATTCGTCTCTAACTTCTTAAACTTTCTACTATGCCTGTACCTTTGGCTGCGCTCGTAGCTGCCGGCAATTTTGCTCAGGGGCAACAAAATGCTCAGGCTCAATCCGTTCAAAATGAACAATCGCAGCGCTACGCCGATATGGCGTATCAACGTCAAAGAGCTGATGCTCTTGAATTTTGGGGAATGCAAAATGAATACAATTCCCCTGCTAAACAAATGGAGCGCTTTCAAGCCGCTGGCCTTAACCCCCATTTAATATATGGGCAAGGCAACTCCGGCAATGCTTCTTCAATTTCTGTACCAGATGCCCAAATGCCTCAATTTAAAGCGCCTGTTAATACTGGCTTTAGCGATGCTATTGCTGGATTACTTTCGCAGGCTGATCTGCGTATAAAAAACGCCCAGGCAAAAAACCTGGAAACGCAGACTGATGTAATTGTTCAAGATGCTGCCCTTCGTGCTTATCAAGCTGAACGGGCTGGTTTTGATCTTGCGTTCGAAAAAGAAATGCTTCCTTTTTCTGCTGATGCGCGCCGCGAAGCTGTGCGCGCTACTCGAATAAATACCGACGTACTTTTAAAACGTGATGCCCGTGAAGCTTCTTTAAATGCTAGTTCTATTGAGGAGGCTTTTGAGCGTATGGAATCCATGCGCGAACAACGTTTTAATACTATTCTTAACCGTAAGATGACCTATGCCGAGATCCGTCGCGCTCAAGCTGAAACCCAACGTATTCGTCAGACTATTGAGAATATGAAAAAAGACGGTACTATTAAGGATTGGGAAGTTAAACTCTCTCAACAGGGCCTTCGTCCTGGTGATCCTTTGTGGGTTCGTCAGATTTCCGAATGGATGGGTGAGGTTTTTGGCGCTGGTGTCGGTGAAATTCAGTCTTGGTTCGATCGTAAAAAGTAATTTTTTAACTCTTTAACTATTTTTTTCATGAAACGGAAAGATTCCTTATTCAGTGATGCAATGTTTCGACGGCCTAAAAACAGCCGTTTCGATTTGTCTCATGATTGTAAGATGTCCTTCAATATGGGTCGTCTCACTCCTACACTCGTTCTTGAAACATTGCCCGGCGAAAAGTTTGATCTCGGTTCAACAAACTTTATTCGCCTTATGCCTATGCTTTCCCCCGTTATGCATCGCGTTCGCGCTTCTGTGCATACTTTTTTCTGTCCTTCTAGAATACTATTTCCAGAATGGCAGGATTTTATTTTTAATCCTGATACTTCTATTGAGTCACCTTATATCCTCATTACTGAGCCTATACCCGTAGGCTCCCTTGCGGACTATATGGGTATTCCGCCCGGGGATTATTCAAATGTTACTCCAGACACTCGCATTAATCTTTTGCCTTTTATTGCTTATTGCAAGATTTGGGATGAATATTACCGTCAAGTCGGTATTCAAGACCCTATTTCTCCCGCTGTTGTTCCTGGTGACAACACTCTTCTTTGGCTTCCTATTTTGGTCGCTCCCCCTCCTTTTGCTGCTTGGGAAAAGGATTATTTTACCTCTTGTCTTCCTACTCCTCAACTTGGCGCGGATGGTATTCAAATTCCGCTTACTTTTCAGGAAAATGTGCCTGTTGAGCTTATTGACGATCTTACTGACCAAACATCTGGTTTTGTTCACCAGGACGGTTCCAACTCTGAACTAGGTAACATCAATATTGGTACTGGTCCAGTTCCTTTTATTCGTTCCACTAAAGACGGTGATGGCGATCCGGCTATCTATGACCCTCGTGGTACCCTTAAAGTTGATGTTCAAAGCGAAGCCGCTTTAATTACTGACCTTCGTCGTGCATTTCGTCTTCAAGAGTTTCTCGAAAAACTGATTGTTGGCGGTCAACGTTATATCGAAAGTCTGCTTTCTATTTTTGGTGTTCATTCTTCCGACAGAACACTTCAACGTCCTGAGTATATTTATGGAGACAAACAAAACGTTGTTATGTCTGAGGTTCTCGCTACTACTACTTCATCTGGTCAACCTCTTGGGCGTATGGGTGGACATGGTATATCTATTGGAGGTGGTAAACGTGGCCATTACAAGTGTGAAGAACATGGCTATATCATTTCTATGATTGTTGTTCGTCCCGATTCCAACTACCAGGATGGTCTACACAAAATGTTTTCTCGCGCCGTGCCTCTCGATTATGCGATCCCTGATTTTGCTTTGATTGGTGAGCAAGCCGTATTACGCAAGGAACTTCAAGCCGTTGTAGGTGCTGGTGTTGATCCAAATGCTGTTTTTGGTTATCAAAAACGATATGCTGAGTATATGTTTATGAATTCTCGAAGCGCTGGTCAAATGCGTGACACTTTGGATTATTGGACACTTACCCGTAAGTTTGATGACCCTGCTGCACCTCCGGCTCTTAACTCTGCCTTTATTGAATGCAACCCTGATACACGCATCTTCGCTGTTGTTGATCCTGAAGAAGATCATATGGTTGCTCATATCATTCACACTATATCTGCGGTTCGTCCGCTTCCACGTCATGGAATCCCAACTATCTAAGTTTTTAACTTCTCGTCTTGCTGATCTTTTGGCAGATAAAAACTCTTCTGATGCTTATATTCAAGGTCAAATTGATCTTATTAGAGAGCTTCTACAATTGATGTTTCCAAACGCTTACGAATGAAATGTGATTCACCATTCTGGGTATTACCTAAAGCAGCACTTGAAAAAGTGCCTGTACCTTGCGGTCGTTGTCCTAACTGCAAAATGCGTCGTGTTGATTCCTGGGTTTTTCGTTTACTTCAGGAGGATCTTGTACATGATATTGC